AGGTACCATCTGAATCATCTTGTAAATGAATAGTGCCTGTATCAACAAAATCATCAGCAGTTAAATCTGGTTTTAATTTAATTATTCTTGCGTAAAGAGTGTTGTCTGTAATCATAATGGTCTAATGTAAAAGGCTTCAAAAAATGTTGCTGTTGAGCCGTTTGTAATAGTAATATTTCCTCCAGAGTGTTGCTCTCCTACTATTTGAAAATAATCCGAACTACCGTTAGCACTAACAATATCTGAGATGGGATTGTTTAACTCAGAGTTGCTTCCATCATTCCAACTTTGATTATTTAGTATTCCACTTCCGTTTTTGTAGATTCTAGTACGATACCTATAATTAAGTGTTGATTGACTAAATTGTAATTGAGCATTTATAAAATAATATCCAGCTATAATAGGTGTAAATTTACCGTCAGAAGTATTGTAAAAGCTATTGGAATCAAAAGTCTCAGTGCCAAAAATTATTACACTAGAAGTTGCATTTGCAAGAGTTTGAGCAGAACCTAAATAGGCTCTAAATGCTGGTGGTACAATAGGAATACCTGTACCTGTAACACCACTATTTGTAATCTGCATACGTTCAGCACCATCAGTTGAAAACTTGATAGTGTCAGCAGCAGGGAATGTTATACCAGTATTACTATCCGTTCCAGTTACAGCAGGGGCAGATACGCTTCCATCAACTCCAGAAATACCAGTAGTGCCGTTAATGTTTAAAGCCATAATTAAAGAATAACAAGAATTGCACCAGATGGCACAGTAATAGTAACACCTGAGTTAATTGTAGGACTTACTGTATGTGCGTTCTTTCCAGCAGAAATACTGTAAGAAGTTGTAGCAGCTTGATCACTCTCAAAAAATACTTCATCAGTTCCTCCTCCAGTAGCTCCAGCACCTCCACCTATCGCACCCCAAGCACCATTGTTATAGCCTTCAAACTGATTTAATGTTGAGTTATGCCTAAACATACCAACAGCAGGGCTTCCATCTCTCTGGGCTGTCGTACCAGAAGGAATCGTTAAACTAGATGTATAGTTATGAGTTACTTTTCCTGTAAATGTTGATCCTGCAAGAGCAGCAAGACCTAAATTTGTTGTTGCTACGTTACCAATAGTTATATATGCGTTATTTGCTGCATTTCTTATTTTTAATAATGAACTTGACGTATCAATGTGCATTTGAAAAGCACTATTTATTGATGGATCGCCAGAACCACTATTTGTAGAGTTAACAGAAGCAGTTATTTGATTTAATTTTGTTCGGACAGCAGCACCCGTTCCATTGTCAATGACATACCCTGCCCCACCCGTGTTATCGACTCTAGCCATTTAGAAAAGTAACATTGATCTTATTGTACTATCCTTTTCCAAAACCGACAGCCGTAAATGTAAATTGCTTACTTATAGAAGCATTTGATGAATTTTTAAAATGAATCTTAAAATTACTTGCAGTAACATCTGATATTTCAAAGAAATCTCCAGAAGCTAAGTTTTGAGCAGTCACGTTAACTGCTGGAAGGCTACTGTTAGCACCACCAAGAGCAGCCGTACCAACAAAGAAAGGAGAACTGAATGGAACTGTGGTTAAAGCATTAGAAGTAAGAACAGAAGAACTTTGCTCTACTCTTCTTTCAAATTTTGCAGAATAACCTAGCTGAAATACTCTAATATCCTGTGCTGGATCACTACTGGTAAGAACTGTTCTGAATTGAAAACCTCTTGCTTTAAAAGTACCACTTGTAAAGTTTTGGAAATCGCTGTATGTAGGAGAACCAGAGGGATCATCTTGTGTGGTGCGTACAAATAACTGAGCATCTACATCGTTAGCATCTGTTCCATCAAAGTCTGTCCATGTGTCTATCAAGGCAGTTCTTGAATCTATTAAATCTGCTGGATAAAAACCTTCTGTTTTAAAATGCCTTATTAAATCAAGACTGAATACAGCACCTAAATCTAGGGTAGATGCAAAATCATAAGTACCTGATGGAGATATTCCACCAATATCATCTAGTGATCCTTCCGCATCAAAATCTGCAATACTATCAAATTGTCCTGCACCAGTTAAGTTAAGAGAGTTTGTTGTTGCATCAAAAGCTGTATTAACTTTTGTACCTTGAAACTTAGGGCTATCTAAATCTTCTCTTCTAGTCTGGACAAGTAAAGCATCTGTTACCTCTGGAATATTTACAACAACACTAGCTTCTCCTGCACTAAATCTACCACCATCATCTTGAAACTTAAGGATGTATTCTCCAGTAATAGCTGGAACTATTGCTTCAGTTGAGTTTCCTGGAGCAGCTTCTATTAAATCAACAGCTTTCTCAAACGTACCAGAACCATCAGTTCCAGAACTATCATGCCTGATGTAAACTAATCCACCATGAGTAACATCAATATCTGCTGATCTACTCCATTTCAAACGAATCAGTTTATTATTTATTGGTTCAGCAGTAAGCCCTGTCATATCTGCTGGAATTGCAGTTTTTCCTGCAAAATCTTTTGTTAAAGTTGAAGGTTCTGCTGATGCTTCTAATGCTGCATTTAAACTGAATACTCTAAATTCATAAGTTCCTTCACTTGCATCGAATATAGTAAAGTCAGTTCCAGTAATAGTAGTGCTAACAAAGTTTCCATTATCTTTTCTGTATTGAACTCTATATTGACTGACACCTGGAACAGCTTCATAATCAAGAATAATTTTTACTTTTGCTTTCTGATTCTCTACATAGAAGAATTGCTCTGCACTATCAATGGTAGGAGCATCTTTTAGTGCATTTAGTATCGTTACATTTCTAACAGGTAGAGGAGATCCGTCTTCAATAAATGCAAACTTTCCTGAGTTATAAGCCGTTCCAATAATTGCATAATTATCTTTATCTTCAGTTACGCTAACAACTCTCCATTGAGTAGTTTCTAAGGTGGTATTACTTAAAATCCAAACACTATTTGCATTGGGAGCAGATGAAAATGCAGAAGATACTGTAATAACAGCACCAGAAATACCACTAACGGATTTAGTTTCTACCGATCCATCAGAAAGAACAACGCTAAGTGTTGGATTGTTTGTTGCATCTAAATCTGTATCGTCTGTGTTATCTACAGTTACAGTCGTGGTTGTTGCTGATTTTATTCTTCCTCCTCTTCTAAGCCCTGCTCTTACTGGATCGCTTACTTCGATAACTTGCCCAGGCCTTACAACAACTCCTTCTGATAAACCAGTAGTAAAATTAATCGTTTCAGTAGAATTTTGTTCTTCAAATAGTAAAAATCTACCTAATCTTGCAGCTTGGCCTCTAGAACTACAACCAAAACCAGTAATTTTTTTATGTAAAACACCATATTTAGCTTTTGCAGAGGCATCTTCTACAGTTTCAAAATCTAATTCTTGGTTATCCATGTCAAAATATGACACGGAAACTACTGTTGCTCTTGTTTTAAGGCTAGTTCCAGAATATCCAAATCCTGCTGATGTTACATTAGATAAATTAAATAAATAACTTGGATCTGTAGGTCTATCCTGTGAAATTGTAAGAGAACCAGCAGTCCAAAAACTTATGGATCTCATTACAGAAGTAAGAGAGTTTACAACTTCATACGCATCTTGTCTTGCTTGAAGAATTGTATTGCAGCTAAATCGTGGTTCTTGTCCTCCTGCTCCATCATCTACCAAAGTAGAACAATAGACAGAAGCACTATAAAACGCATATTTATCAAGTTGAGCTTCAGTAATATGATCCCCTAATCCATATCTAACATTTGTTAAAAGATCAAATAATATCCAAGCTGGATCAGAACACCAAACTTTAGATGTAGTAAGCGTTCCATTAAATGTTCCTGTGTAAGTTATTCTTCCTGTTGCAGCTTCTACAGTTCCATTATGAGGTATTTTTATTTTTACCCCACGAACTTTATACATTCGACCTGGAACAGATGAAAACTGTTGCGAGTCGAACCTTAATGCTGCATGAGCGATATCAGGATAAGGTCTTTGCTCATCAATAATTTCAGTAAAAGATTGAAAGAAAAACTCATCTCTTAATTTAGTAGGATCAGCAGCATCAGCCGTTACTCTTGTGACTTGAACTGTTATTGGAAAATTAAGACTACTAGGAAGGTCAATTCGATAATCTCTGTTATATGCTGAAGAACTTCTTCCTGTTACTGTGTCAGATATTGGAGTACTTGTAGTTCCATTATTCTGAATAATTTTTATTGTTAAATCTACAGATGTACCATTAACATCTCCATTGGTTTCAAACTTTTGGAGAGAATTAAATCTAAGAGTAACTCTTAAAGCATTTACACTTGAATTTGTTATTTGCCTTGATATTGGAGTACCATTCTCTACTTTTGAACCAACATTAGTTTCAGACTCAATATTGGCAATACCAGAAATAAAAGTTTGGTCTGACGTTCCGAATCTAGGTTCAAACTCTACGTCTTGAAAGTTAAAGTCTGTGGGTTGAGTAGCAGTTGGATCTGCACTAGCTCTTAATACTGGAGTTTTTCCTAAATAAACATCTTTTAATGCTGCTGTATTGTAATTTGCTGTACCTTTTGTAAATGCTGCTGCTGACGGAAAACCTTCAATCTCTCCTTCACTTAAAACATCAACAATAGTTGCAAATTGTTTACTGGATAAGGCATTGGAAGGCAGCGTAGAATCTACTACTACATCATCTTCAGAGCGATTAACAATAGCCATCTATGCTGTACCCTTTATCTGTACTGTATCAATTCCTGCTGATACTACTAGCGATCCAGCGAATATTTCTCCATAAATCACAGGTATTGCTGTTCCAGCCCTTGATGTATTCTGCACTCCACTAAATGAAAAGTTCTGTGATTGTGGATCTTCTGAAACTCCTGGAGGTTGCGGAACAGGAGTGAGCATCTGTGCTGTTCCTGATAGTGCTAAGTAAATACCCAAGTTTCCTGCTGCTGCTGCTAAAGCACCTCCACCAGTAGTACCAAATAACAAAGGACTCCCTCCCCCTAAACCTAATCCTGCTGCTGGTGCAGCAATAGCAAGTCCAATTAATGCTACTCCTGCTAATATTCTTGTAAAACCTCTAGAACCTGTTGCTACTGGTACTATTTTTATTTCTTGTTGACCTATTGGGTTAAATAATTCTGTTTCATCAATCTCATCTTTACCAACTTTGACACAATAATTTTGTTCCATCATGTGTCGTTCCAAATGAGGAAAATTTGCTAGTAAAAACTTAAACGCATGAAGTGGTGTTGATATTTCAGCTTCAAAACTACGCTCTCCAAGAAATCGAGCTAATCTTCCGTAAACTTTTATTTTACTGAGCATAGCGATACCTCTTCTTTGTCCATTCTATATA